GTCCTTATCAGTGTAAGTACACTTTGAACGCGCGATTTTCATGAGGTTAAATCCTTTCTTTAAGAGGGAAATGATCTTATTGTTAATCAGCAATTGGAGATACTTTTCTTTACCAATTGGTATGAAACGATTGTACATCGGTGCAACATCGAAAGGTGTATCTGGGGTGTAATTACATGCCCGATAAAATCGGGTATCTGATTCTTCCAGAATATTGTACTTTCTAGGTACATTATCACCAACTGTGAGCTCGCGAAGAGCTTTACAATCCATGTGAGACAGGTCTTTTGTAACCAACATTTCGTTTGCTATTTTCCTATCTTCGTAGGTATAACTCTTAATGATCTTTGAACTGACCATTTTAGAATGAACCATGCGACCAACAGTACTCATATTGGCGATTTCTTGGTATAAACCCGTCCCTTTTAGATAGGCTTCCGTAGTGGAGATTTTACCTTTGGGAGTCCTAATAGTAATATTAGGATATTTCCTTAAGAATAAGGCTCCAGCACCTTCAGCAGCATCTTCAGATATGATTGTTTTATTGAGGTTGATTTTCGCCCCAAATCTAGTCATTTCACTAGTATAACGACCAGAAACCATATCTTTATCTTCCTTCCGACAAGATATTAAAACATCATCGCCTAAGATACAGAACAGTGAATCTGTACCAGAGACTACCCATTTTAATATCATATAGTGGGCTAGCTCGAACATGGGGAAAGATAGAAACAACCCCATAGGCTGACCGTTAGAGAAAAACCCCTCTTTTAACTTTGGGTCTGAACCTAAACCAAAATCCTTTTCAGAATAATGGAAAGGAAAATCCAAAAAGTCGAGGAAGTCCTCGGGTACACCCATGGATAGCAAAATCTCTACCTGCAACTTCACGGAAAACCGATCTGTCGCTTCCGATAGATCAATAGAGAGCATTGTCCGCCCATTTTGCAATTGCTCATGAGCAAACTTCTCCATTTTGCGTTGATCCCCTGAACAAACTTCAGGCTGATCCCATAACCAATATCGTATATAGTTTGCTAGACTTTTAGATTTCAGTTGTAGGGCTCTGTGACCAACAAGTATATTTCTATACTTACCTTTGTCTACTATAGGCATTAGGTAACCCAGATATGAAGCCTGTATGGTTGAGTAGCGGCTCCGAGGGTTTGACCTCGCTTTGCCGAAACGTTTCCATACTTCTTCACCTGAAGGGTCATAGGGTTCGTCCAATGGTATTTCCATGGCGTACCTTGATTCTA